GGAGCCGCCGGAGCCGCCGGAGCCGCAGTCGGAACACCGCCGCCACCGCCATAGTAAGGAGCTAATGCCGCCGCCGCTTGCTGCATGGCTGTATCGATATCCACACCTCGAGCCGCAACAAGTTTACCAGCGAGATCACGAACCGCATCAGCAAAAGGCTCAAGTGGGGACATGCCGGACTTGCCGCCTGTCGTAGCCGCCGATCTAGCAGTAGCCGTCTTTTTGTATTCCCCTAGACCAAGCAGTACTGCCTCGGCAAAAGCGTCTGGGCCTTTGCCAATAGACGAGCCAATAGCTACGTCTGCAATACGTTTGTTGATTTCATCAATGTCATTGACATCTTCCATTCCAAACACTGACCGAGCAAACTCTTTCTTAGAGTCTTCTCCCAAAGGCATACCTGCTTGGTCGAGTACAGTGTTAACAATATTCTCGGTGTTATCTGTGGCAATTGCGGAGTCAATAGCGTCTTTGGTTTTTGCAGCTTCTACTGCTGCACGTTGCCTATCGTTTTCATAGGCCGCGTCAACCTTTTTGCCTAATTCTGTGTTGTCTAAATACTCGTTAAATCGAGCAAAGAACCCGTCAGATACAACCTCTTCCGCAATGGGCTCCTCAGTTATATCAACTTCTCCTCCGTCAGCCATCCGCATAGACGGATTACTGCTTGGGACAGGAGGACGTTCGAAGCCCATTGCGGAAGGGGTGGGCATTTGAACTTGCGTGGGCATGGGCATGGGCATGGGCATGGGCATGGGCGGAGCAAGGTTTGACATCTGCTCGGCACCAGCACCCATATTATTTTGGCCCGATAAGTTACCAACCTTTTGTTGGGACTCTATCAGTTCCGGAGAGGACGCCATAATGCCGCCCATCTTCTGTAGCTTTGATCGAGCGGGTCTATTGGCTGCGGCGAATAAACTGCGGTTGTATACGTTATCCATGACTATCCTTACCTGAGAGCACCAAGCCCACCGAAAATGTTCCCTTGCCCTTGTGCTCCACCATAAATGTTAGCCCCCGCCATAACATTTGACATGGGGCTGGCTTGTGGTGTTGCTGCTGCAGCGAGAGAAGTTCCGCTGGATGGTACGCCGGACAAGATATCTCTCATGTAAGAGAACCGTGAGAAGGGCTCGTAAGCTTCTTCTAATTGTCCTGCGCGTTGAACATCGTATTCTTTTTGTAGTTGGTTTTGTTCTAGTTGACCAACATTAAATAGCGAGTTTATATCGGTCATGCCCATACTTTGAGCCGCTTCGCCAAGTGCTCCAATGCCTGTACCCAAACCTTGAAATAATTGACCTGCGTTTTGTCCGCGTTTCTGTTGATTTTCAAAAGCAGATTGAGCTTGGTTTTGAGCTCCAGTGTATGCTGCAGAACGAAGCTGAGAACCAGTACGAGCTTTTTGGTCGATAAGGTTTCGTGTTAACTCTGACTCTTGAATAGCTTGGCGTGAACCACCAAAAGCCCCGGAACCAACAGAGGCTCCACGTTGTTTCATGTTTTCAAGAGAACCCGCACGATCAATGTCCGCATAGGTCGAGTCAATAACGTCCTCAACAAAAGGATCGTAAAAATCTTTGTACCCACCTTTGCGAACAGGATTACCTTCCGCGTCCAACTGGGCGTTACCTTCCGCGTCATACTGAATTTGACCAAGAGGATCATACTGATCCGTGCTGCCAGCAACCGAAGCTATGCCTTGGTCATAAGTGCTTTCAGCCTTATCAAGATAATCTTTGTACGCACCAAGTCCGCTTTCGTAGACAACCTCACCTGTTTCTGGGTCAGTGTATCCTGTCATCCTACGGATAGCGTCTGTCTGTGCGTCTGTAAAACGCATGACATCAGGGGCAGCAACGCCGCCCTCAGTTCCCTCTATAGGATTTCCGTACTGATCCGTCTTTGCTAAAGAAGCATCCGAAGTAAAACCGCTGCCATCAGCGGCCTCGTACATAGGGTTGCCTTCTTCATCTAAAACCGGATTTCCAAACAAAGGAGATTGTGCCGCAATCCCTGTGACCTCTCCCGTCTCTTCGTCGGTCTGGTATATGTTTGCCAGAAGATCTTTAAGAAACTTCTCCTGATACTCAGGCAGAAGGTTCATACTCTTGGTGATGTATTCCTCGGCCATTAGATTATACCCTCTGCTCAAATTGATTCATCATTTCGTACATCCTAGCCGCACCAGCCCCGCGATTCCCACCGCCAGCCCCCTTGACTGCGTCTGCCGTCATGACAAACTCACCATCCGAAAGTGCCGCCTCTTGAACGGGGCCTCCGTTCTGGTAAATAGTCGCAGGAATGGAATCACTGGTCCCTGTTCCGGGGCCCTCGATCATACCGCCCATGGCTCTAGTCTGGACTCTTGGAGTACCTGGGACCGCTGTCCCTTTGTAGTCAGGGCGTCTTTCGCCTGTATTGTACTGAGCTAATTCTGTGCCGGACATAAGGTTCTCAAACCGAGGTCGGCGTTGTTGATACAACATCTCCCTCATTATTCCACCCATGATCGGATTTGTTTGCCCGTTGGCGTCACTAATTCCAATGCCCTGCATTAAGTTCTGAGCTAGACCGCCCTGCATTGGGCCAAAGCCACCGCCGCCTGCGCCACCGCTTGCTATTGCGCTCATTGGGCCACCAGCCGTTGCCATACCGCCCATAGATCCGCCGAACAATGAAGCAATTCCCGCTGCTTGATTGGCGTTTCCGCCGCCAATAGCGTTTCCTATCAGGCCAGCTTTGCCCATAGTCCCCGCTGTTAGTGCGTTACCTAACCCCGATTGAAAAGCATCAGACAATGATCCTCCCTCGCCCAAGGTCCCGATGCCACCACCGATAGCCGCGCCCATAGGGCCACCTACCGCCATGCCTACAAGGCCACCTAAAGAAGATAAAAGACCCATTACCAAGAACCTCCACTTAAAGGCGGCATAGAAACCGGAACAGTAACATCTTTTGGAGCTTCTGTTGGTTTGTTTTCTTCCTCTTTTTTGCTCATACCACTATCCTCAATTCACCCGTTGCTGTTTTATATACATCATCTGCCGTCAAACCGCCAGCAATAGCTGCATTGTTGTTTGCGTACACACCTAGACCTGTAAGATTAAGAGAATTTGCTTTTATAGGGCCGGGGTTTTGCTGCTGTTGAGTATACAAGGAAAAAGCGCGTGTGATCTGCGCGGTATAATCTTGGCTATACTCGGTGGGGGCCGCAGCAAAGAACGGAACAGGGGTAGATTGTGACATTACCGTCTCCCGTCAGGGCGCATGTCAAGGCGCGTCGATCCGAGTCTCCATTGAGTTCCTACTTGGTTGGACTCTACTCGCAAAGACACTGATCGTCCTCGTATTCTAACGTCAAGCTTTTCGGTGTACTTTTCTACGGGACTAGCTACAGATCGTACCGTGTTTCCACTTTGTGTCTGCGTAGTGCCACTTCCAGGGTAAGTTCGTGCGTTTAGCGTGAATGTAGCCGTTGGAGTGCCCGTGGAGTTTCTAAACTCTATGTCTGGTATGATCTGTTTGACCGACATAAACTGCTGTCCGTCCCCTATATCAACACCGCTGGACTCAACAAAGCTACTTATTGCACTTGGGGGGTTTGTACTGCCATCTGAAAAACCGTTTTCTTGAAAATAAATGTTTCCGTCAGGAGATGCAGCAATAGGAAATCCGGACACCCCCCCTGCATCCCAAGCAGTTCGATCAATAGTGCCGTAAAACCAAATTTTGTCAGCGTAATTGTAGACAACATAACTATCGTTGTTCGAACTACTAGCCGAAGGATAGAACCACCACACCTCGTTAAACTCTGCGTTACTACCTGCAGTGACTTTACTAAGCTGTGAAACGTTTACGTTGTTGAATACATACTCTTCTACAGGGCATGGGATTAAAGTTACGTTACCGTCATAACGGTAAAACACATCGTTACCCATCCAGAAAACCGAATCTCCAACGGCTACCGCAGCGTTTTGGCCCACAATAGAAGTGTTGGTTGATACCTCTGTTATTCCAAAAGTAAACGGAGCACCAATAAACTGCATTGCTGACACAGAACGATCAGTAAACACAATAACTTGTTGTTTCGTCTGGACCGCAGCAATAATTTCTGACCCAGATCCAATCCGTAATTCACCAGCGGTGTTGGTTGCTGTCACACCCCAAACCGTAAAGCTTTCTTGGTTAGAAAACCTTATAGTTAGAGGATCTAAGTTACCAGCGTCAGCTTGTGGATCGCAGCCAAAAGCCAATACGTGCCGATCTTTTTCAGAAACCAGTACAATATTAGCAACTTGCGGCTGATTGGTTCCACTTACCGTAGTTATATTCACCGCTCTAGTGCCGACACCCGCAGAAGTATCCCAATAAAAAATACCCCCGCCCCGAACATTAGCTAGTAAGTCTTCCCCGAAATTGTCCATAGACCAAAGTCGCAAGGACGTACTCGGAATAGAAACATCTGCAGCGGATCCCCAAGTGCCACGACTGTATGGGCCAGCACTCCAACCACTACCTAACGCAGCATCGTTCAACCCTACGCTAATCTGATACTTAGCGACAGTGTTTGATCCGCCGTTTGCTGTGTCTGAACCGTTTGCAGTAGCCGTAGCTGTGATGGTATAAGAGTTGGCATTTACAATAGCCGTGATTTGATATTCTTGGTTTAGCACACCCGCAGTTATAAGACCGCCTAAACTTACTGCACCAGAGAATGTAACGAAGTCACCTAGAACGCAGCCATGGTTTGTGTCTGATACAGTAAGAACTGCGCTGCCAGAAGTTGCAGCAAAAGTAGCGTCTCCGGCCCCTGTGGTAGCACGTAGTGGGGTAATGTCTTGTGGTTCTGAACCATCTACAACGTAAAGTTTTTGAGACGTACCCGCCCCAATAAACCGCGTACCCGCCAACGAGGTCCAAGCGTGTAAGTCTCGGCATGTGCCGAGCATTGTAGTCGAAGTTAATCTAGTCCACCCACCGATTGTTTCGGGGAGCCCCAAACGAAACCGTATCTTATCACCGTCACGCCACCCGCCCTCGTTGGTGTAGTCCGTAGTATCTTGTACAATACCTGGCCGAAACTGGAGCTTTTGTAGTGTCATTTATAAACCTCCAATAGGATAACTACGAAATGGTCCCATAAGCAATTACGTTGCCCGTAACAGTTAAGTTACCAGAAGTATCCAGCTTCATTTTATTGCTGCCGCCGTAGCTAAACACTAAGTCGTTATTTAAAACCGCTGCAACCCAGTTGCTTGCTCCAGCCGATAAAGTTAACGAAGACCCAAGATCTGCAGCCCCAGAAAGGTCCAGCGTAGCCGCGTCTAACTCACCTGTAATCGTCAGGTTACGCAAGCTTGCTACATCTTTGTTTGCATCCGCTGTGACCGTTTTACTTGCTACAACCGTACCAACCGCTGCGCCAGTGTCATTGTAGTTTAACTCTGCAGCGGTAGACGTGACCCCCGTTAAAATGTTCAACTCCGCAGTGGAAGACGTGACACCGTCAAGTATGTTTAGTTCCGCTGCCGTAGACGTGACTGCTACACCATCAATAACCAAAGAACCTAAGTCCAAAGAACCTGTGATGTCTACAACCGCTGCGCCTGATCCCGCTCCATCAGAGTAAATAATTTTAGTGGTGTTGTTTGCCACGCTAATATTTGCCCCAGAACCCTGTGTAAACGTAGCAATCTGTCCGCTGCCGTTCTTAACAATGTAAATGTGTTGAGCATCGTTAGGGCTTATAGTTACCGTGTTGGTCCCAGAAGGAGAGCCACCAAGCACTAGAACTTTGTAATGTCCGTCAGAAACCGAGCCATCAGTAGTGGTCAGAGTATGGGATGTGCCGGACAAAGAAATTGAACCAACGCCGTTAGTCAAACGATCAATAATTGTCATATTATCGTTTACGGTGGTGCCCCATACAGATGACTGTTCACCGTTAGCAGGTAGTTCGATTCCTGCGTTTGTTGTATATGTACTAGGCATAAATCCTCCTCATGCTGCTATCGGCGTCCAAATGGTGCCGATGTCTGGAACGACAGGCCCCCATACAATTGATTTACCGACCTGACCTTGAGCCTCTACTCCATCAGGGCTGACGAATGCCGACCCTGCAATTGTTACGGAGCCTACAGCACCCGTACCAAAAACTCCAGTAGTAACTGCGCCAGCACCCGCTTGAGCGGCCACACCAGTTATGGAACCTGTTCCAGCCACACCCGTCACACTGAATACAGCCGAACCGTTAATTACAGAATTTCCAATCCCACCTGTAGCTACGACACCCGTGGGGGAGATAACCGAAACGTTTACAACCGTTACACTACCTACCGCCGATGTACCTGCTACACCTGTAACAGCAAATGAAGTATTACCAGATACTGTTACAGGGGAAACATTTCCGTTAAGCTGTCCCATAGCAACAGACGCAGTTGCACCAGCATCCACAGCAACTGAGCCAACAGACGCAGTTCCTTGCACACTACTAACTGTGAAAGCACTAGCGTTTCCCGTAACAATCGGAGTACCTGCAATAGAAGTGCCTTGCACCCCTGTTAAAATCAGCTGTACTGCTCCAGAACCCGCGCCTGCTAATGTAGCTTCTGAGTAAGATGAAGTACTAAACATCTGTGCGCTTGCCCATTACGTTACCTCAACCCAACTTGTTGAGTCTTCATCCCAGCGATACTTCTTATAAGGACCATCATCATCATCAGGATAAGGTGTTGGCGGCTCCCACCAACAAGTGTCTTGGTTTAAACTCCAACTAGGCCAAGGTTGTGGCTCATAGAAAGCATCCATGACATAATCATAATGATAGCCTATCCCTGCGTAATTTTTTCGCATAGGAGTTCCGCCAAGACTATGCTGACCCCCAAATGTATTATAGCTTGTTTGCACCCAAGTACCTTCTTGTGTGTCTATAAAATCTTTTTCAGCTACAATTACTGTAACAACCCTGCCGTTTTCAATTTTTGCAAAATGGCTCAAGCTACAAAACTCCCCGAAGAGTTATATCTTAGGATAGTGTCACTTCCACTGGTTGAAACACTAGCTCCAGACTGTGTGCCGCTATATACAGATGTAGCAACTCTAACAACTACCACTCCTGATCCTCCACTCGTGCCATTTTTGGCCGTGCCTGGGCTATTGTAAGAACCAGCCCCGCCGCCCCCACCAGTGTTTGCTGTACCCGCCGTTCCTACGCCAAATGTAGTTCCTGTAGAACCACCGCCACCGCCCGGTCTAGCAGGTGAGGTATAGTTTGTACGTTCTTGACCACCCGCACCGCCAGAGGCTCTTGTAACAGATGAGCCAGAAATTGAACTAGCTAACCCAAGACCCCCTGTTATAGTATTGGCACTTGCGCTACGAGTAATACCCGCACCGCCAGCACCGCCGCCACCGCCAGAGGCTCTACATGAGGGACTTACATTGGTAATAAAAATCCCCGGCCCTCCCGCATATCCTTGACCGGAAGTCGGAGTTCCCCCTGCCAAAGATGTATTGACGGTCCCACTCGAACTTCCACCTCCTGAACCTCCAGCGGTGCCAGCATTTCCACCCTTAATAAACTCATTGGTCTCACCGTTACCCATCCAGCCTCCGCCGCCGCCACCAACAGATGTAATTGTTGTCAGCCCTGATCCAGATATAGACGAGTTTGCTCCAGTATTACTGCGAGAATCGTAAGAAGCACTACCCCAAGCAGCCCCTCCAGCCCCTACAGTTACGGTGTAAGTTGAACCCGCAGTTAAACCCATTTGAGTTTCAGCAGAGGCTCCCCCACCAGATGTAGAGTAAGAAGTCCTATAACCCCCTGCACCGCCGCCGCCGCCAAACATAGTCGCAGAACTTCCACCACCAGCAATTACAAGAAAATGATAGGGAGTGGTATTTGCCTTTCCATATCCGTCAGACATTTCAATCTCGCCTGACGCAATACCAAACAAGGTACGCACGGCAGAATCGTTCATGCCAATCTGAGCCGTGGCTGTAAGGCCAAGCTCTACGTTTACTTGGTTTAGGGTAATCTGACCGGATGCTGGTAATGTCATATTACTTGCCTTTCAGTTTAGCGACTTCTGCTTTTAGCTCTTTGATTGCCTCAACCATAAGACCCATTAGCTGATCGTATTGGACAGTCATGTATTCTGTTTCGTCATCGTCACCCATCGTGAGGGGCAACTTGCTTTCAGTGATTGCGCTTGGCAGAACCTTTTGAACCTCTTGGGCAATGACACCAGCAGACTTCTTACCGTCAGCCGTGTATGTGAAGGTGTAGCCGTTTAGCTGTGCAATCTTATCCAAGGCACCATCAATTTTAACGATGTCAGTCTTTAGGCGTTCATCAGAGACTGTTGTAGAGTAAGCAACAATGTTACCATCTACGTGTAGGTCGCCATCATTCTCAAGACGCATTTCTTCTGCACCCGCTGTGTACCAGCGAATACCTACAGAAGCATCATAGAAAGTATAATCGTGAGTGTTACCTGAGTAGATGTCTGTAGTGCTTGAGTTACGTCTCCGGTCATCTTCTAAACGGAAGGCTGTACCTGACAAAGTCATGCCGTAGTTGCCATCAGCCGTGTAGGTAGTGTTTACATACGATGTAATATAACCAGCGCCGTTAGTTAGCTGGTTATTGTTTGTTACGTTAGTAGCCCCATTGGCTACGTTTAAAAAACTGCGGACCGACCCTGCATCACCGTGTCTTATGTAGTTGTCGTTACCTGTCTCAACCATAATCTTAGTGACACCGCTGGTGACATCATTAGCCGTTGTGTTTAAATAGTTAGCAAAGATGTAACCGGAACCATTTCGTTGCACTAGCGTACTGTTACTTGCTGCTGCAGAAACTGTGTACCCTAAGTTACCAATAGTCATGGTATGGGATGTAAGACCCGTAACGTGTCCATAAGTATCCAGAGTTACGTCTTGTATAACTGCGGCACCGGAATTGTTTACAGAAGCTTGAGAAGAAGTGTCCGCATGAGATAGAGTACCACTGGCAGTAATAGTACCACCAGTAAGTCCACCACCTGTAGCCACTGAAGTAACTGTACCCACAGGAGAAGCCGCCCAAGTTGTTACGCCCGAGCCATTAGTCTGTAGGAATTGATTTGCGTCCCCGTCATTATTTGGCAAAGTTAGTGTATAGTTTGCGTTTGCAGAATGAGGTGGTCCTTTAACTACAATGCCATGACTGTTTTGTTCGCAGTTCAATACAAGCTGTCCCGAACCTTTTGTAGCGTTACCTTTAAAAGTAACTTTTCCAGAGCCGTTTGGATCGAGTTCTAGCGCAGCATTGGATGCAGTTGTAATGGCCCCAGACATTGAGCCACCAGCCTTGGGCAAAGCAGCATTGGCTGTGTTTGTGGTAGTAGTTAAAACACCGTCTCTAGTCGCAACATCAATACCATCAACAGTGCCTGTAACAGTTATATTGCCGGGAACATTTATACCCGCCGCAGTAGTCGAAAACTTTAAAGTCCCGTTGTGAAATAAATCTACATCACCGTCATCTGTGAACTCGGCTAAAGACTCTCCAGAACCAAGTATTTTTACCGAAGAACCCGCCGCAGACGCAGAAAGGTTTAAATCACCAGCCCCTGCGTTTATTTGAAAATCTGTAGCATCAAAAAATATAGACGCATCGTCACCTGTACCAAACGTGGCCTTAGCGTTATCCGCAAACTCTAAAGCATTCGCAGAACGATCAAAAACAACATCTCTACCTGCCGTAGCTCCATCAAAAGTAACATCTCCATTAAACGTACCACCAGCAAAAACAGGGGTCGCACTTGTAGCTATGTCTTGAACAGTCGAAAACGTTGTGCCTGTTAAAGATAGTCCGGTGCCAGCACTATACACTGTTGTGTCAGCCGCTAGAGCAAAGACTATGTTTGTAGTACCAAAGGTAATTGTGCCTGTCGTGCTGCACACCCGTAGATGCCCTGCCTCTGTATTCCCTTCAGAAACAAAAAACGCAGAACCTTGTCCTAATCCGTCTGCTCCTACGTTCTCGTAAGAATCCGCATCTGTTGCGCGTGTCAACACCCAATTAGCCGAGTTTGAGCCTATAGTAGTTACTGTGTACGCCCCGTTATGAGCAGCGTTAGATTGTTGATCTATAAGGACACGATTACCTTGAACCGCCGCAAGACCGTCAAGAACAAGTGCAGCTTGGGTACTGTTGTTTGTAAGTGTAGCACCTACTCCAGAACTGCCGTTAGCATACGCTGCAGATAGGTTAGCAGTAGACGCTAATCGAACAGGAGAGTGGTAAACCACCCCCGCCGCTGCAATACCGTCTACATATGTTTTAGTTGTTAGGTCTTGTGCTGCGGTAGGATTTCCTGCACCTGTGATTTTGTAGGTTCCCATAGCAATAGCACCGGACATTGTCCCGCCTGCTTTAGGTAACGCTGCGTTTGCAGTGGTTGTTGTAGAAGTTAAAACTGAGTTCCGCGTTGCAATATCTACACCGTCCACAGTTCCACCAACAACTAGATTATTGCCAATAGTTACGTTGTTACTTACATCCTCAACTACCGCCTTTGAAGCAGGGTACGTTAGGAATATGTTTTTTGTTCCTGCTCCCCAGTTAACGGCGTTGTTGGAGTTTGACGAAGAAAATATTGTTGTACGGGCTAAGACATTTCCCGAAGAAGCATAAGTACCAAGTCCTGCTTCCCAATATTCATCGTCAGTAATTGCGTAGTAAAGGGTGTCACCATTAGAAACTGCAGCCGAAAATGTTTGAAAGCCATCTACAGCTCCGCCCAGAGTGTACGACCCCGTTCCTGTAGACGTAGTAGTTTCTTTTACACGGTCAGCTACAACAAATGCCATGAAGTTATCCCCTTAAATTAAGCGATACGGACAATAGCGTTTGAAGCATCCGCTGTAGGGAAACTAATCGTAAACGTACCCGTAGTAGAAGTTTTATCAGAACCAAAATCCAACACCGCAACCGCTGGGTCGCCTGCTACGCTATCATTGTAAATCAACGCGCCCCGTGCAGTGATTGTAGCCGAAGTAAAAGATATATCGGCAAAGTCACACAACGCTGTTGTGCCCGAAGCCACAGGAGTTGCGCTTACAAGAGTGCCGCCCCCTGCGGAGTAAGTCCCAGAATTTCCCACTTCGTTGGAGTTAGTGTACGCAGTTGTAGCTGCATTAAACGATGCGCTGTTTGTATATAGGGCAATTTTAAAAGTATTGCCCGATGAGGCAGTAAAGTTGTGGACGCCCTTTAAGATCTCTACCTTAAAGGAGGTACACATATAATTTCCAGAAAAGGCCATGTTATCGTCTCCATATTTTATCAGCACAACTACCATTGTATGCCAAATCTTGCAACATTTATTGTTTTTGCCTTACAACTCGACCGACTCTATACTCTTGAGTTGTTTCTTTAGCCTCGCCCAACATTTTCAACGCGGTCATGGCTTCGTTAAATTTGGAGTCGTACATTTGCATGATATCTTGCTCACCCTTCATGTAAATGTTTGCTTCGACAAGGCATCCGTATAAAAGAGCAACTTCTGCATTTATACTAAGCCAAGTTGTACCGCTTCCTGCTCCCGCAGTTAGACTCTGAGGTCTATAAAAATAATGCATTTCACATACATAATTTTGATCTGGAGCGGGTGCCAGCACCATATTGTTAACATCGAACTGAGCGTAGTATTTTGGAGAACCTTCAGTGCTTGAGTCCGGCGTGTACGTTTGACAGAACGAAACATCTTTAAATTCTACAAAGTTTTTGTCTCCGTTCGACGTGTAGCTCAAAGAAAAAGGAGCTAAGAAGTCTAATGGGGAAACAAGATACTGATTTCCCTTTGTCATCGTAGCCGTTGCATTTCTTCGAAACAAGTTAAGTTGGACATTTTTTAAAATTCTTTCCTCTGTGCTTCGAATAAACAAGGGGAGGTTGTTAACAAAACTTGTTTCTGTGTTGTCCGTATAATCTTGGACAGCCGTCTTTAGCTCGTCATATGTAAAACTCATGCTATTACCACCGTTACTGTGCCAACAGAACCTGCGGCCTCAAGGTTGCTAGGAGGAGAAAGACCTGGAAGATAATTCCAGCCCACCGGGTTCCAGCCCCACTGTACTGCGCGTTGCGCCTCTAAGTCTGTTTCTGGACGGGGGTTCCTCAACGCCTGTGGGTCAGGATAAGCTTTAGGTGGAAACAACTGTGGCTGTTTGGGATCAAACTCATCAGGTCCAACCTTGGCTCCCGTCCATTCCACCATCATGTCGCGAAGACGGTATCGACGCCCTGATCGATCAGATATACCCCAAGCTTTGCTGCCACTAGCGTATGCCATTAAACCCTCAAATAACTAAGGCTGGGTTGAAGTTTCAAAGGCGTCCTGCCTTGGTCCTCATCCGCCGCCCTTTGGAACTCTTCTTCGTATACGGTTTTTAACATCTGTATACGGTCAGGAGCTCGTTTCATAGCCAGATAGTAAGCCAAACCAGCAACCATACATGGGAAGAACCGGAAGGGAAGATCCGAAGTATTAGTATAAACTCCGGCATCTTCTATGCGCTCGACATAATAATATATCAGCACGTCAGTCGAGTTTTCTGGAACAGCCCACAGGTTAATAACAGGATCAATTTGCCTGTTAAACCAGTACTGACTAGGCCGACCCTGAGTAGTCTTGTTCGGCAGAGTTGTATACTCACCTCGAGAAATTCTTTGAACCTCGTAGTCGGTGTTATTTCTGCGTACTACGACATCTAACAAATCGACAACATCAGGCAAAAGAGTGTAACTAGCCTGACCCTGTGCCAGCGTTATCTCCTTAGAGTCTACAGTCCAAAGATTTAAACCTCGGTTAGCCCACTCTGCAAACATAAGATTAAGGGACCGACGAGCAGTTTTTGCATCGTAGCCTGTGCGAACCTCTAGTCCGCAACGCTCATAAGCCTCTTCAACAATTTCGGCTATGTCGAGGTTAAATGTTCTTGTGCCAGATGTAGCCATAACTAAACCAACTTTGGTTCTTGATTAGTTGTAGTCATAACACAGCCACCGTTTTTGTAGCCCATTTTAGCCACCGCCGCTGGTGCCACTTTTTTCAACTCTGTTATGCCCTTACCCTTGGGGCCGCTAGGTATCGGTTTTTTCATCTCCATCGTCCTCGTTATAAAGATTATCGAACACTCTATTCACATCCAGTGTATAGTCTAAATCACTTTTTGAATAGTGTATATGTTGTGATGGTCTAAAGTCTGGAGCACCCTCACCTAACGCAAACCAAGCAGGATGCGTCACACGCACTCGATTGTTAGGTAAAGCAACAATGTTGCCTGTCCATTCTCCCGCGTCTAATAACTGCAAAACATGGCTTTGTTTATGCTGTGCAGGATCGTCTGCTATTTCAGAATCAGTGTAGTCAACCGTAAACAAATACTTTGCTGGAAAAAACTGACCATCAATCTTTGCCATCCAAGGACAAGGTGTAGCTCTATCCAAAACGTATACTGCGTGATGGTGCGAGGCACAGTCCCAAGGTTGAGCATCGTGTGTTGCCATTGGAGTAGGCCATTCCGCTAACGGAATATCTGCAACCAACGCCGTAAGAGGCATCCGAGCCCACATTGCACCGCCGTGAACTGTGTCCTCTTCTTCGTCTTCTGCTTCGCAACCCGTAAAGATTACTTGAAAACTTAATGACCTGTTCGGCATACTTGTTACAGCTATGACCATCGCGTGTAAAAACTCTCCATGATATTTCTCATGGTTATGAGTGTACTCGCGACGAACCCAGCATTTAAAGTATGGTATGTTGCTCTGCAAATAAGGCATCTACGCTAGAACACTCCCTTAAAACCAAATCCTTTGACTTGACCGCCAGCCCTCATGCCTTTGACTTTGCCGCCAGCTTTCATACCTTTGACTTTGCCGCCAGCCCTCATGCCTTTGACTTTGCCACCAGCTTTCATGCCTTTGACTTTGCCGCCAGCCTTGTAACCCTTTTTCTTCATTTTCATAGTGCCGCTCCTTTAAAAAACTCTCACCAATCCGCCCTGGGCCTTCCAGTTTATACGCTTAGAAGACTTTTTCTTTTTTGACGCACTGGTGCATTGAGACATCGTTGGCCGACATGCCGGGTAACCTTTGCGCTTTTCGCCTTTTTGGCGTCCGCAAGGTTTTCCTGTTTTACAGTCAACCCATCCTTTACCATCGTTCTGACTAAACCATTCTTGCAAAGAGTTTTTCTTTTTAGCCATCAGTACGTCCTTGTAACCTTGCGGCGAGGTTCTTCTACTTGACCGCAACCCGTAGCGATAACACCGCCACTATTGTAATTACGAGCAGGACGTTTGGGTTTATCTATAGCCGAAATGATACCACCTGTAGCAGCCTTCTTAGTAGAGTTTCCCCAGTTTGCGGCCCCCACTTTTCGACACTTGGCTACCGCTCCGCTTGCGTATGCGCTGGGCCACACCTTGTACCGCGCCTTTACCTTTTTGGCGCAAGCGTCGAGCTTTTTCTTTTTTGCCATCACTTGTCCTTTCTGGAGGGGTGGAGACTTGAAAACTCATCGTTCCACGATTCATCATTTCTTGCGCTCCTCACCAAAAAATCCTGCCACATAGGCTTTATCATATCGTAATTTTCGTCCACTTTGTAAGAAATTAAACTTACACTAGCGTTCATCTGATAAACTTGCAAAGATGCCCAGCCCAACATACCAAGAGCCACTGCAGAAAAAAAACTTTGCAAATCTAATTTCATTACGTCACCAAGCCTTACATGACCAGTATTTGGCCTTTAGTTTATCCAACGTGCCTTTGTCGCACCCGTGACGAGCCCTAAACGACTTTCGCCGTTCGGGGTTACTTTTTTTGATGGTCATATTGGCATCGCCAAACCGAACAATCTTTTCTTTTCCTTTATCGCAAGCCTTAACAACAGACTTCTTCCCGCCAGAAATCTGGCGTTTAGGTTTGTTGCACTTCATTTTTGACTTGTCGATCTTAGCCATGAGTTTCTCCTATGCTAGGAGAAACGTAAGTTCGGTCCCTGCGCCCGTAAGCGCAGAAACGTAAACCCCAGAAGTAAACAACATCCCATTCTCAGGGATGTAAATCTGGTTCATTCCTACGGGAAACTTTTGGATCAACATAGTTGCCCCACCATTTCCGTTAGTCAAAGTAAAAGATCCCGCCGCAGTGGCAAATACGTTCACCGTTTGAAGCCGTGATCTCGACGGCCCTATAAGAGCCGCCGCCGCACCTTGTGCATGAGTATAGGCGGTTATATCTGAGCCTGACATGTCAGAATCCTCCTTTAAGTGTTTGCAGCTTTATCTTGCAAGTTGTTTGCCTGCACATAAGTAAACGTCACAGTAACTTGACCTGTTGCCGCTGCACCACCCGCGGAAATTAACGTAGCGATTATCTGAGTATCCGCACCAAAACGATCTGCCTCGTCCAAAGCTCCATTAGCAATGGATGAAGTCTCACCAAGAGCCTTGATGTTAGTGTTTGCAATTAAATACTGAGTCGATCCCGTCTTGCCTACTGAGACAGTCGCAGCACCCGCAGCATTGCTAACTATAGCCACTCTTATTGTAACACTTAGAAGTTGTGAATTTCGGGGAATGACACCAACATCATAGGTTGTTGTTCCCACAGCTACCGCAGCATCAATCATAATTGACTGAGACATCACGACTTGACCGATGTTAGCAACGTTTGTGCCTACGATTGTTCCTGTTGTGTCTTTAATATTACCAGCCCGAATTGGGCCCGAAAAAGTTGTATTAGCCATGTGAGTCTCCTGTCGTGGCAATTGTCAGCTACATGTGTAGCTGTCAGGGAATAACTCTTCATACAACACTTCATCACAAAAAGAAAGAGACGATCCGAAGACCGCCTCTAACCTTAGCAATGGTTTGGAGTTTACGCCCCAGGTGAACCAAATACGCAACGTGGGTCTGAGAAGCCGAAGCTGTAACGTTCCCGTGCCTTGAAGCGCATGTTTCCTGTGTCGAAGTCTGCTTCCATGTTAGTGGAAAGCGGAGTCCGCTCAAAGTGAACCAAGCCGCGAGGCGCGTCAGTTTTGATGAAGAACGCATCTGGATCAGTAAGGAAGTCGTTGACGGCATAACCATCAGGCAACATCCCCATTGAGCGGATAGCGTTAGTATCGTTGTCTGCAGTGCCAACACGAAGATTGGAAACCATCAGACGTTCTGCAACGAATTGCAACTGACGTGGGATCATCAGTTTAAGGCCGCGAAGAGCAACCTTTAAACCACGTTCGTCAACATAACCAGCGATGTTGATCAGAGCGTCTTCCAAAGAAGTTTCGTTCAAATCAGCAGCAGTTGCTGGAGTGTTAGCGAATGTTCCGCCGTTAGTAAGCGGGTGGTTTGTGGCACAGAGAGCAACTCCGTCACCGCCTGCAGTAGCACCGCCAGTAAAGGCGTTGTTCAAGACAGCAGCAGCTTTAACCTGCTTTGAGTGCGCCATGGAACGTGCAAGGGCTTTCGTGTAACGACTGCCGAGACGGTCATACAGATTGTCCTCGATTGCTTCCTCAGTGATTGAGAAGGCAAGTGCCACAGTTTCGTGATTATAACGGGCTGTGTAAGCTTCGTTAGCATCATCAAAGTTAATTGCAGAACCTTCTGACTTAGTAGGTGCTGCGCCAAACCCGGCCAACATAACTTCTTCTTCGAAAGCTCGATCTGAAGATTCTGTTGTAAAGATTTCGGCGTGTTGGTTTTCGTACCGATTGTACTCCATACCAAATAAGGCGTTGAGGCCTGGTTCTAGCTCTTTAGCCAGTTGTGCGCGTGAAATAGCCATGGGTCAGACCTCCTTTATACGCCAGTGGACGAAACAGTACCCGCTGCAATCCCGCCATTGGCAGAGTTGAACGAAGTATTGAGACGTACGATTAGTGGGATACCAGCGACTGTAAAGTCGGAGTTATCAGGATCGTCTTGAACCCCAACAATCCGTAGCTTGTGTGCAGCAGTTACAGCAATAGTATTTAGATCCGCAGTTGCAGAAGAAATACCTGTGGTGTCGTTACCAGCAGTCGCTGTTGCAAAGTTGATGTTTTTAAACACTGCGGCACGAACTTCGGCTTCTGTGTTTCTTGCACCAATTACATTTGACGTTGCAATAGTAAACGTTTGCATTGGGTTATCGTACACAAACGCAACAATCGGATGGTTTGCATCTGCACCCGCAGCAGTTCCCTGCCAAGAAGGAGAAAAGATCATCTTACCGTCTGATGCGCGAACGAATTTGCAGCCCCAGAAAACGCCAAGAAGACCTACGTTACCACCCGCTGCGGCTTGCGCCTCAGAGATAGTTCCGTCTGCAATTGGAATAACAGGAGAGCCCTGATACATTTTTGTATTGTTGTTAGACGCAATACGATACTCGGTAGCACCCGTAGTATTCGCACCTTGCCCAACAATGCCAATGGGTCGTAGCCCAAAGGATCCGTTAGAATTTGCCATAATAGCACCTCAATAAAGTTACTCGGAGTCTCGTCTTGAACCTCCGAAGGATACACGACTTTGCCTATTATTAGTAATAGGCATTGAAGGATGTTGGTCCTTCATTAAATCCTGATCTACTGCAACCATCTGTTCGCGGGTTCGGCCCCCGTAATACTCGGATCTTTCATTGGCGGTTTCGATCGGTATGCGACACAACATTAATCCACCTTGACCGATAACTCCATCAAAACGACCTTCATCGATTGTTGGAGCCTCATAATCTGGATACTCATCCTTACGAACAGGTTCCCATCCCTCATGTAGTTTGGTGTTGACGTTCATCTTATCGTCTTCACCTCTCATAGAGGTACGGATCCAGCGATGCACGAAACCATCTGGGGCTTCTGGTGCAGCAAGGCGGCTGGGCGGAGCCCAAGGTTTTCTGCGAGTTTGCGTTTCTCGAGTTGTGTTCTTTCGCGGTGTTCTGTTGTCGGCCATGTTATCAATCCTTCACAAATTTTGCGTATTCTTCAAGAGGTACACCTAGCTTTTTAGCTATCGCAACTTGTGAGTGCGTTAACTTGACCGTCCTGCGCCCCGGTTTAGTACTGCGGGATGCGGAGTTGCCAGCGGATGCGACCTGACTACCTCCTCCCGATCTTTTCGCGGGTTGGAACTTGTGTGGAAATTCCGACCTAATGCGTTTATCAACTTCACTGTAGTACTCAGAGGACTCAGAGTCAAACCCTTCTTCGTTTGTAAGTTGTGAGTGAATTGCAAACGCTGCTGCTGTCATCACCCGATCTTCACCAAACCACTTGTTTTTCTCTGCCCATCGTTCGGCTTGTGGATCGGGTTTTGGCCTCTGCACTTGTGTTTGTGGTGGGCCTTGCTGCTGTGGTTGCTCTTCCGCTGCTACCTGAGTCTTAGCTTGCTGCTCTTGCCGAGTCTTAGCGGTGTTGTATCGAGCCTGCTCATTAGTGACTTGAGCTAAAGCCTGCTGCGCTTCCACCATCTTGTCGGTGTCACCGTTTTCGTAGGCTTCTTTGTAAATCCGCTTAATCTCTTCCGTTTGCGCCTGCAAACGAGTTCCAAACTCGGATAGGTATCCCGTGTCTAAAGCTTGCATTCTAGTTTTAAGCTGCTTGTTTTCGTTAATCAACTCTTGGGATAAACGAACAGCTTCAGACTTGTCGCGTTCTTCTTTACGGTATTTTTCAGTCAGCTTTTTAATTCTGGACTGAACACCTTTGCTGTAGCTGTCGAGTTCATCGTCACCATTGGACGATTGTACCTTTGTTTCCGCTTCTGGGGTAGTTTCCCCCGATGAAGACTCAGACTCAGATTCAGATTCAGACTCTGTCTCAATGTACACCTGTTCTTCTTCGACTTCTGTTTTTTCTTCTGGCATGTCCATGTCCCCTATACTTGCTTAACATCGTCTGGCTCGAGAAGAGTCGCGATAACTTCATCATCGTTGATGATACGAACCTCCCCGCCATCGATCTTAAATCTTGAACCTGTGTATCTTCCGATACACACCCACTGACCTTGTTTACACCAAGGTTGAGGATCTGGGCCAAACTTGCCCTCATCCTTATAGGCCAAAGGACCTAAACGCATGACGTAGGCTACTACTGTAGCAACCGCCTCACGTTCTCGAATTTCGTCAGGGATATAAAGGCCAGACGCTGTTTTTGCTTTCCCTTGGTAAGGCATAACCAAAAGACGCCAGCCTGTGGGCTGGGGCAATCTGTCTAGCAGTGGTTTTTCTAAAAGTGTTGGGTCTAGCACCCGGTCTTCTGATGTCACATACGCGCTATCCAAAGACGAAGATGGGGCTGCGCTTGCAGCTTTCTCTTTGTTCATTTTCTGCGCGACTGAATCAGGAAGAAATAAAGTCTTCGCCATCGTCTACGTTTCTTTCCAGCAGGGTCTTGATTTCTTCTCTAGCAAGAGAGAGTCCCCGTATCTCTCCCACAGACATTTTATACTGCTCCCAGTCCTTTAC